CCCAGTTCGCTTCCATCCCGCCGTCTTCCAGAATCTCCCCGGCCAGCTGCAGCGTCGCCGCGTTCATCTCTTCCCGCGTCTCCGCCGCGTCCATTGTCCGGTGGTACTCGTCCAGCCTCCGCCCGTTGCTCCCCAGGCTCTTCGCCGCCTTCTTCCCGTCCTGCAGCGGCTTCGTCTCCTCCAGCGCCTTGTTGAATACTTTCCGCACTTCCTCAAGAGCGCCTTCCTGCTTCGCCAGGATCCGGGCCTCCGGGCTCTTTTCCGCGTACATCTCCAGCATCCGGTGGATCCTGTCCAGCATTTTATCGACCCAGTCGCGCACCTGGCTGAACAGGTTCCGGTCTTCCATCGCCAGGGCCCTGGCCGTCCGCTCGTCCCCGATCACGTCCAGCAGGCTGTCCGCCACCACTTCCTCGTAGGCGTTCGCCCGCTTCGCCTGATCGTTTTTGTTTTTGTATATGCCCTGGCCGTAGTACATCTCGACCTTGTCGTCGATCAGCCTGTTTACGTCAATGCCGGCCTTCCTGGCCCATTTTTCAAACGACTTCGCCACCCGCTGCGCCCCGGCCGGGTTCATCGCCTGCAGCATATGGTACAGCTCGTGCCCCATGACGGACCGCATCGGATTGGCCGCGTCCATCGCGATATGGATCACCCTGCCGCTGTCCTCGTCCCGGTCATAATACCCGTTCACGACGTTCCCGTCGTCCTTTGACAGCGTATCGTGCACCACCAGGGTAAATCCGTTTTCCTTGGCAAACGAGTTGTACACAGTCAGCTCGGACCTCTGCCCCTGGGTCAGCTCCGGCGTGGACGTCTTCATCGTCACGCCCGGCGTCCAGGTCTTCCCGTCATACTGGCTGAATCCCAGCTCGGTGTTGTGGCGCTTGGCGTTCTCTTCCTTCTCCTGCTCCTCCGCCGTCACCTCCGTCTCCGTCCCCCGGATCACCGTCTCCTGCTCCCCGCCGGTTGCTTCGTCCTCTTCGTTCTTATTGATCATCTCCGGCGTCTGCTTGACCGGGTTCTCTTCCCTCGTCTGCGGCGTCTGCTGCTGGCCCTGCGCTGTTACCTCGGCCTGCGTAACGGTCCCGGTTCCTGCCGGCGCTGGGTTCGGTTCCGGCGCGGGCCTCGGTTTCTTCCCGCCCTCGACCATTTCCTCAGGCCCTTCCGCCTCCGCCGCCGGCGCGGGCTTCTGCATCCCGCTGTCCTGCTCCTCCAGCTGCTGACTATTATCCTGTTCCTGCTGTCCCCTGGTGTCCTGCTGCAGGTCCGCCTTGCGCGGTTCCGGACGCCTGCCTTTCTTGCCGCCTTCTTCCGTCTGCTCGGCTTTTTCCGCTTCCACGGGCTTGCCCGGCATCAGCTGTCCGTTCTTTTCCTCTTCCGGCTGCCGGCTGTCCTGCTGCGGCTGCTCAGGTTCCTGCCTGATCTGCTCATCCCTGTACGGTTCCGGCCTTCTGGCGCGCTTACCGCCTTCTTCCGGTCGTTCTGCCTCTTTTGCTTCCACGGGCGCGTTAGCCTTCAGCTGTCCGCTGTCCTGCTCCTGCTGCTGTCGGCTGTCCTCCTGCCGGTCCTGCCCCCGGTTATCCTCCTGCCGGTCCTCCCTGTACGGTTCCGGCTGCCTTCCGGGCTTCCCGCCTTCTTCCTTCTGTTCGTCTTCTTCCGCTTCCTCCGCCGGCGCGGCCTTCTGTGTCCCGCTGTCTTCCTGCTCCTCCAGCTGCTGGCGGTTGTCCTGCTCCTGCTGCCCCCTGGTGTCCTCCTGCTGGTCCGTTTTACGCGGTTCCGGCCTCCTGCCTTTCTTCCCGCCTTCTTCCAGCTGTTCGGCCTCTTTTGCTTCCGCTTCAGCCGCCTTTGTCTTCTCCAGCTCCGCGTTGACCCGGTCGTCCTCTTCCTTCCAGCCGCTCAGGTCCTCGTCGGTTTTATCCTGATATTCCCCGTACCAGTCTATGCGCGGCAGGCCCACGAAATCCTTGAACCGGTTGCCCGCTTCCCTATATTTAACAAGTTCCTCGAACCAATCCCGGTCCATTTGTTCCAGCGTTTCCCTGGCATGGTCCAGGTCCGCCTTCGCTTTTTCGATTCTCCGCTTGCTCGCGTTTTTTTCCGTCAATTCGTCCAGCATCTGCTGCAGACGCTCAACTTGATCGCTCTGTTTGTCATAGACGCCTGCCAGGAAATCCAGTCTTTTGGCTGCCGTTCCATACTCATCGAAAATCCTGTCCGATTCTTCCAGTTCCTCCGGCGTCAGTTTCCTTCCGAAATTCCCCTGTCCGTCGTTCCAATAGCCAATCCCGTTTTCCGGTCCTTCCTGCGTCCCTTCTGGTTCCTCCACTTCATCCTGTTCGCCCGGTTCTTCCCCTTCGGCCCTTTCAGCTACCTCCGCCGCCGGCGTCTCTACGGCATTCTGTTCCTCCCCGCCGTTCCTCACGGCCTCCACCGTCTCCGGGTCCGCGCCCAGCTGCGCCAGGGCGTCGGCAAACACGCCGGCCTGTTCGGTCTGGTTGCCGATGGCCGCATCCGCCGCCGTTCCTTCCCCGATGTCCGCGAGATAACGGTACCGGTCGGTCCCGTTCTGCTGTCCGCCGATGCCCGGCCGCTCCGCCCGGTTCTGCTTCAGGGCGCGGACTTTGTCCTCCGCCTGCTGTCTCCGCGCCTTCGCGTCCTCCAGCGCCTGGTGTCTCCGCTCCTGCTCTTCCGCCGGCACGAACGGGTTCCCGCTTTCGCCGATCGCCCGGTTTTCCGCGTCCCTGGCTTCCCGCAGCTCGCGCTCGGCGTCCTCCAGGGCCCGCTCGTCCTCGGCCTGACCCAGAGCCTGCCGGTTCTGTCCGCCGGCCTCCCCGTTCGTCAGGTTCAGGCTGTCCCCGCCCATCAGGCCGTATACCTGGTCCGCCGGGATGTTCGCGGCCCGGTCACGGGCCTTCTTTTCGTCGGCCTGCCGGTCGCTTTCTTCCATTTCGCTGATCGCGTGGTTGTACTGCTCCTGGAGCTTCCTGACCTTTTTCCTCGCGATCCCGGCCCGCTTGACCGCGTCCTTCTTTTCCTTCGCGGTGCCCGCCTGGCCGGCGGCCGCCTCCGCGTCCTTGAGCTCCTGCTTCGCCCGGTTCAGCCGGTCCTCGGCCTTCGTCGCCTCGTCCAGCGCCTCGTTCGCCCGGTCCTCCGCCGCGTCCCGCAGCGTCACCTGATCGGTCTGGTTCTTCACCGCCGCCGCCGCAGCCGCCTGGGCCCGGTTGTATTCCGCCTCCGCCAGTTCCCTGCGCCGGCTCGCCGCGTCGGCCTCCCGCATCCTGCGCGCCCGTTCATCCTCGGACACGTTCGGGTCCCCGGTCGCGACGATCGCCCGAACCTCGGCCGCCTTCGCGTCCTCCAGCTCCTGCTCCGCCGCCCGCACGTCGGTGTTCTCCGGCGCGGCGTTGTAACTCTCCGCCGCCTCGTTCCGGTTCCCGGTCTTCGCCTGCGCCGCCGCTTGCGCCCTTGGATCCACCTGCCCGGCCGCCCGGTCGTTGCCCCGGTCCTGCCCGGTTGCCCCGTCCTCAAATGCGTCGTGCTGGTATTCCTCGGATTCCTGCGCGGCGAACGCTTCTTCTTCCCTGCCCGGCTGATTGCCTTCCGTCGCCCTCAGCACGGCTTCCGTAGCGTCCACCGCCAGTTTCGTTTCCTGTTTGGACAGCGGGATATTGTTTCTCAGCTTCGCGAAAATATTGCTGACGTTGCCCGCCCGGTTATACACAAACCCGGTCACGGACGTCTGGGCGAACGTCGTCGTGCCCGTCTCCAGCATCCCCATCAGGCTGATCACGGCCTCCGTGTCGTCCACGGAAAACAGCGGGTTCCTCGGCGCCACGCCGTTCATGTTGTCCGCATGGTTCTGCAGCACCTTCTGCTCCATCCCCTGCGTGATTTCTTCCAGCATTTCCTGCGCGCCGCTCTTGATATTGTCCCAGCGTTTTTCCCAGAAGCCCATGCTGCGCCGGTCCTTTTCAAACGCGCCCTGCACGCCGCTGGCCTCGTCCCCGCCGCCGAATTCGATCAGCGTGTTCAGCCACGCGTCGCCCAGCGCGTACTGGTAGTCAGCCGGGGTCATGTTTTCCACGCCGCCCTTTTCCCCGGCAACCTCGTCCACGTTGTCCATGTACTGGCTCGCCACCAGCGGCACAAATCCCTTGTTTCCCATCGCGGCCTTGCAGCCGTTCCAGAACGCCCTCAGGATATTGCTCCCGCCGTTCATTGCGGTGATGCCTTCCGCCGCCGCTTTCGCGAGGTTCGTCATCTCCGTCGCCTTCGATGCCCCGCCGCTGGCGATCCCCAGCGCGATGTCAAGACCCATGCGGCCCAGGTTGCTGAACGATTCGGTCCCGACCTTCACGGCGCTGTCCACCACCGTGTCCGCCGTGTCCTTGTCCATCCCGAAGGATTCCAGCACCGGCACCAGCTCCGTCTTGTTCCGGCTCAGCATATCGACGGTCGCCGCGTTCGCCTCCGCGCTGTATGCGTCCGCCAGACCCTTGTAATACTTGGTGATCCCCAGCTCGTCCGTCTTCCACGCCGGCGCAGGCGTCAGCCCGCCGGTCAGGTTGTAGAACATCTCGCCGCTGAAATACTGCCCGATGGTCCGCCAGGTATTCACGGTTCCCGTCGAAAGCCCGGACCACAGATTCTGCAGCAGCGTTTTCGCGTCATTCAGCCGTTCCGGCAGGTTAGCCGCGTAATTGCCCACGGCCCCGCCGACGCTGCCCAGGATGTTCGCCTGTTCTTCCTTCTGCTCCGCGTTCTGCACGGCCATCTGCCCCTGCAGCGCGAACGTGTCGGCGATTCCTTTCCCGGCGTCGGAAACCGCACCGCCGATCAGGTCCAGCAGCGTCGGCCCCGTCCAGGATTCTATGACGTCCGCCTTTTCGTTAAGATCCGCGTCATCCGCCATGAGGATATCCAGATCCCTCTGCGCTTCCTCCCGCTGGTCCTCCGGTATGCCTTCCATGGCGAGCGCTTCCCTGATGCTGTCCAGCGCCTTCTGCTTGCTCTCGTCGCTGAGCAGCCTATCCAGCCTCTTGCGCTCTTCCAGAGATTCCCCCTTTGCCGCCCCGAATGTAAAGCCGCTTCCTTCCGCTTCCTTCCCGCGCAGTCCGTCGATAGTCGCCCACAATGTATCCAGTACATCCTGACCGTATATGTTCCCCTCCCGGTTGTTCTGCTCCAGCCACTTAAGGTCGTTCTCCGCCCCGCTGTCCAGCTTCCCTTCCGCCTGCAGCTCCCGGAGCGCCTGCTCGGCGATCATCATGCTCACCTGCCGCCCGGCCCCGGTCGCCCGGTCGTCCGCGTCCCGCTGTTCCCTCTCCTGCCGGTCCAGCTCCGCCGCGTCCCACGCCCTGCGCTGCGCGTCCGTCAAGCCCTGCGGCGCTTCCGTGTTCTGCTTAGGGAACGCCCCGCCGATCTGGCTGTCTGTCGCCCCGTTCTGTTTCAGCAGGTCCGACAGCACAGCCTGATCCTTCAGGTACAGCGGCTGCTGGTCAGCCGGCTTCCCCAAATCGTCCAGCATGGACGTAGGCAGCTGCTGGTCCACTGTCTGTGCCCTGCGCCTCATTTCATCCTCGCCGGCGATGCATGCCCCGTCATAATCGTCCGGATGCATCCGCAACCAGTACTTGTAACCATCCTTGTATGCGGCCTGGTCATCCTTGGAAGTTATGTTATCAAAATCAATGGAAGGACTCCGTCCATTCGCTGTAATGTTCAGCTTCCCATTTGCCAGCGTGCCGTCAGCATTGAAGTACTTCTGGTTGTTCTGCCATGTGAACAGCCCTTCTTCCGCGTGCGCCATCGCGCCTTCGTAGTCATCCGGGTTGTTTTTCAGCCAGTCCTTGTACAGCGGCTTATATACGCCCTGCTGTTCTTCCGTCAGGTCGTCAAAATCAACAGAAGGGGAACGGCTTGCGCCGACCCCCATATCTTTCTTCTGATTGTTCCCCGTCGTATTCCCTCCGCCGAAGGTTTTCCCTCCTCCGAAGGTAAACGATCCGAATTTATTTGCCATCGCCGTTCCTCCCCGTGTCAGTCATTCAGACTCTTGTTATTCCTGTTTTTGTTGACAACCGGGTTCTTGGACGCATTTCCGCTATCCTGCCCCTTCGTGCTGTGGTTCGCCTGATGCGCGCTTGAGAAGTTCCTGGCCGTCTGCGGGTAGTTATTCCCGTACGTCTCCGGGCTCATGGTGTACAGCGCCGCCTCGCGCATCGTGTTGGTGTCCATGCCCTTCCAGGTCGTTCCGTTTTCGATGCCGCTCAGGATCCCCATTGCCGACAGCGTGCCGTTCTGGATACCTTCCACGGTCGCCGCCCATGTGCTCGGGTCAAGCTGCGTGCCGCTGCCTTTTGCTCCCCCCGTCAGCGCCGGCAGCGAGATATCCAGCCCGCCGCCTCCGCCGGAAAGCGTCTGCTGCGCCGCCGGCAGCGTCTTGAGCAGCTCCTGGTAGGCCTTCTGTTCGTCCTGCCACCGCGCGTAGTCCTGCGCGTCCAGTTTGTTGAGCGCCTCCAGGTTGTTCCGCTGGTCGTTCTGTCCCTGCAGCCACTGCTGGTAGGCCAGCTGCTGCAGCTCCGGGATCATCCCGGCCAGGTTCCCCAGGCTCTCCTGGTACGCCTGCTGCCCGGCCATCGTGCCGTAGCTGTTGCCGTACCCCCCGGTCAGAGCTGCGCTCTGCCCCTGGGTGTCCATCATGGCCTGGCGTCCGGCCTTCAGATAGTTGTCCTTGATCTGCTGGTAAAGCCCGTCCGCGTTGACGTCGTACTGGAACTGCTCCGGGTTGAGCAGCCCGTTGAGCGTCCTCTGCATCGCGTCTGCATACGGTGAATTGTACGCCCCCGGCGCCGCCGCCAGGAAAGCCGCCTGGTTGTCCGTGGAGATCTTCCCGCCGGGCCCGACCAGGTTATACCATTGCCCGGAGCCCGCCTTGCCCACGCCCTGCACGCCCATCCCTGTCGTCGGCAGGGCCGTCGCCGCCGCCTGGCTGGCCTGCGCCGCCTGGTTGCCGTTCGCCCGGACCACGTCCTGCACCTCGCGCGCCGTCATCGCCGGCGATCCTTCCGGCGCCGTCACCAGTTCGGTGTCCGCCTCCGTCGTTTTCGCCGGCCGGTAGCTGGTCTGCTGACCCTGCAGCAGCTTCGCCAGCGACGGCGCTTTTAAGTTATTCGCCATATCCGAATACCCCCAATCCCAGTATCGTCAGCGGTATGATCCGCTCGTCGGTATAGTCTCCCTCGTTCGTCGCGCCCTCCCGGACGTCCACCCCGCACTCGTGATAGATCCTCACCGTGCCGATGTCCTTCCGGTCGCCGGTCCCTGTCAGCGGCCCGGCCCAGTAGTCCCTGTTGACGCCGCCGTCCGCCAGGACGTGTATGTAATACGGCACCGGCAGCACCGCGTCCCATTGCCCCAGGTCCACGTCCGCGTACGCGACGCCCCCGTGCTGGGTCCAGGTGTCCACGGTCACCCGCATCGTCTGGATGTTCACCTGGATCCCCCGCTTCGCGCCGACCTTAAACACCGCGCCGGCATTCACGAACGTGATCGAAACCAGTTTGTCCAGGTCCAGCCCCAGCTGGGCCGCCGTCACCCGGTGCGGGTTGGCGTAGTCCAGCTGGTGCGCCGCCAGCGCCCCGGCCGTGCTCATCTTGTTCGCGGACCCGACGCCCTGGCTCAGCGCGTTGTACGCCTCGGCGTAGTCGTCCTGCTCGGCGTTTGCCAGCTCCATCTCCAGCTGCGGGATCAGCCTGGCCAAATAGCGCCGGATCGTGTCCACGTCCGCCCGCAGGTCCCCCGTATTCGTCAGGCCCGGTAACTCAAGCACGCCCTCGCCCCCTCCATGAATTCAAAGATCTTGGTCACCGCATAGATCACGACCTTCCCGGTCCCGCTGTACCGGATGGAAAAATGATCACACGCGCGCGCAATCAGCGGCAGCGTCACCGTCTTTTTCAGCTCGCTCCGGTACGACATAGCCCTGTGCCACCGCCCGTCGGAGTTGTACATGATGTCCAGGTCGATCCTGCTGTCCCGCTCCATCTGCAGGCGGATCTCGATCTTTTTCATTCTCTTTTCCTGCGTCGTCCTTTGCCCCATGTTGTACTCGGTCAGCATGTCGCCGGTAATGGCTTCCCATTCCACCTGCCCCTCGTCGGCCGCCCGGTAATCCTCCAGCATGGAGTGCGCCCCGTCGATGCCCCAGACGGTGCCAAGATCGTCCAAAAAGAAATCCGCGTCGCCCACGGTCGCGAACGCGATCGCCCGCGCCCCGTCCTCCCGGTGCCACAGGCCGTAATTGGTGTCAAACACGTACATCTGCGGCCCTTCCGTTGTCATCCCGCTGACGTACAGCTTTTTCCCGTGCGCCCCGCAGACCACGGCCTCCGGCTGGTCCGTTCCCAGGGCCTCGCTGACGTTCACCGGCCCGCTGCCGTCGTACCGGATGACCCCGTCCCGGCTCATGTAGTACAGCAGTTCGTTGACCACGCACAGCGAGCGCCCGCATCCGGCTTTCACGCCCCGCATCTGCAGCTCCACCAGCTGGTAGTTCGCCGGCTGGGTGCCGTACAGCCTGTGCACGCGGTCCTCCTTGAAAAAGTGCACGTAGTTCATGAACGTGCAGATCCCGGTAAAATCCCCCTGGGACCCGACGGTCGCCGCGTAGGAATCCGTGCTGATCCCCAGGTAGCTGTTCCAGTTCCACGGGTCGCCCAGCTTGCTGGCCCGGATCTCATGCGTCGCGTTGCTGTACCCCCACAGCCTGTTCCCGTTTTCCACTATATCGTCCAGGTCCGGCGCCGTGCGCTGCACGGTCACCTCGCCGTCGTTTTCGTAGTCAACGATCTCCCCGGTCGCGATCACGATGTAGTCGTCCCCGCGCGTATACACGGTCGCGCTCGTATTAAAGACTTCATCGTCCATCCCGGAGATCTCCACCACATCATAGTCCCTAAAATTCCGGCCGATGTCCAGGCACTCCAGCCGGCTGTACACCGTGTCGATCCCGGTCCACACGCCGCCCAGGTACTGGTACATCCCGCCCACGTTGGTATTGAGCCAGTACATGCCGTCCACCGCGTTTTCCGGCTCGGTATCCCCGCTCACATAGTCCAGGTCCTGGCCGGACAGCATACACGGCCGCACATGGACGCCATTGCCCCTCCAGCTGGCGTCCATGCGCGACAGTTCCCGCGTGCTTGTGTTATATATGATTTTGTCCGGCCATACGATCAGGTACGCGCCCATCCGCACCAGCCGCGCCCCGTCGGTGATCCCCTCCGCCACCTTGATCCCGCCGTAGTACAGCGCCCCGTCCAGGATCCAGCTCAGCGTCCCGCCGCCCAGCAGCGTCTTCGCCCCGGGGATCTCCATGATTTTCCTTCGCGCCTTGCGCGGCGCCATCATCGGCGCCTCGTCGGAGGACATATTCGTCATGCTGACGAATTCCTCTTCCATCGCGTTCAGGTTCTGATTCAAACCCCTGAACGTCGTCTGCGCCTTCCTGCGCTCCTGCTGCGCGTTCAATACCGGATAAAGCATATCAAAAAACTCCTAACTCCTAACTCCTAACTCCTAACTCCTGACTCCTGACTCCTAACTGACCGCATACCTGCTCGGCCTCTCCCGCCCGTAACTGCGCGAGATCATTCGCCCGTACTCGTCCCACAGCGAATTGAACAGCTGCATCCAGTTGTTGTACGCGGAAATATCCTGCTGCATCAGGGCGATGTTCGCCAGCGCCCACCATTTGTACAGCCCGTCGTACGGCGCCGGCGCGACCAGGTCCCCGCCGTATTCCGGAACGATGTACCCGTCCAGCAGTTCCCGGTAGATCCGCTGGTCGCACTCGTCGATGATGGTGAGGATCCTCTCGTCCGAATACTCCCCCGGCCGCACCTCGCGCACCTGCGCGAGCACCTGGTCCTTCGTCACTTCAAATTCCCCCTAACACACAAAAAGGCCCTTGTCGGGCCTGCGGATCAAACCTGTTTGTTGGTCAGGTCCGAAAAGTCTTTCTCTTCCTGGTCGACGCGTTCCCAGATCCTGGTCTCTTCCTGCATCGTCTGCTCGATGAAGTCAGCCACGTACTTGGGCAGCGTCACTTCCTTGCCGCGCTTGATCCACCAGTTCTTGCCGTTGATGCCGACGTACAGGTCGTTTTTGTACCTGTAGTCGTCCTTGAACAGCTTGATCTTGACGAATTCCGTCTCCACGTACGGGATCATCGGCGTCATGCTGGGATCCGGCAGGACGACCCGCTGCACGACCGGCTCCGCCGCCGCCGCGCTCTTCAGCCGCTCGTTCTCTTCCTCCAGTTCCCTGACCTTTGCTTCCAGTTCCTTGTTGGTCATTGGTTCGCTCCTTTCAGTCGCTCACAGCAGATAGCTGATAGCAGATAGCAGATAGCTCTTTTGTTTATCACAGCTATATCCGGCTATCCGCTATCCGCTATCCGCTATTATCTAACTCAGTTCGCGCTGGCCGTCGCCATGGTCGCGCAGGTGGTCTCGATGCGGACCATATACTGCTGGATCAAGATCTTGGCCAGGCGCATGGCCTTCCAGCCCACGGATCCGCGCTGGTTGAGCGGGTCGGCGCCCACGCCGCCCAGAGGCTTCACGATGTGCTCCAGGCCGGCGCCCTCCAGCTCGGACACGGCGTAGGCGTCCGCGCCCAGGATCATCGTGGCGTAGCAGGAGTAGTAGGTGCCGCTGGTTCCGATCTGCGCGCCCCGGTGGGTGCTGTCATTCCAGATCTTGGCGCGGGTGTTCTCGATCACCCTGATGTTTCCGACGCTGCCGATCTCGCCCTTGTAGATCTTCTCGGGATGGACGTACCTCTGCAGGTCCTGCCACTCCTTGGTCTTTTTGAGATCGCAGGCAACGTACGGATGCATGATGCACACGTACTCGCCGTCGATGGTCGGGGCGTCCTGGCCCTGCAGGATGGCGGCCGCCTGCAGCAGCAGGTCGACGCTCATCAGGGCGGTGCCGTCCATCGTGCTGGCCGCCGTGTTGGCGGTATAGCTGCCGCCGGAATAGTTCGGCGCGTAGACGACGTTGGTGCCGGCGCTCACGACGTCCCGGATCAGGGTGTCGATGCTCTTGCCGGCCTGGCGGCCTTCGGCCTTGGTGATCTCGGCGATCACGGGGTCCACGGTCTCCCACATGACTTTGTCGGAATAGCCGACCCAGTAACCGATCTGGTGCAGGCTCTCGGTAATCGCGTTGAACGTGACCAGGTTGCCGTTGGGCGTGACGCCTTCGGTCAGGTCGCTGGTGGTCACCGGCAGCGGGCTCATATAGCGGATCTCTACGCTGTTGCCGTTGTGCTGCGGGATCGGGACCTTTTTCCCGAACCGCTCAAACAGCAGTTCAGGCTCCGCGAACTGGAGCAGCTCGGTCTTGTAAAAGGTCTTCATTTCCGGCGACATGCCGGAGTCGGTCGTGACGTTCATCGGCGTGATCGAACCGGTCACGGCGCCGAACATCGTCAGGAATTTGCGGAACATAACTTCCATGGTGTTTTTCTCCTCTCTGGCAGAGGAGGCTCAATATCTTATCTTGTCTCCTCTGGCCGCTCTTCGTATGATCTCGTCAAAATCGTTGGCCTTGAGTTTCGTCGCGTCCGCCTTGACGGTCGCCGCCTTCGGAGCGGTCGCCCCGTTTTCGCGCGGCCTGCCTGCGTTGGCCTGCATCGCGTTGACGGTGCTGGTTTTGACTTCCTGCGCCGTCCGCTGGACCAGCTGGGTGCTCAGTTCCTGCATGTGGACGACCTGGTACGCCGTCGCGACGTCCACGCCGGATCCAAGCAGCTGAGCAAACTGCGGGTTCTTGACCTCCTGCTGCAGGTTCAGCCCCGGATAGATCTGCCTCGCCTGCTCGGCCTGCTGCGTCCATTTCTGGTACTGGGCATTCACCTGCTCGGCCCGCTGCCGTTCCTGCTCGGCCGCTTTCAGCTGCTGGTTCTCGGCCATCACCCGGTTGTACTCCCGGTAGGCGTCCGGTTCCATGCCCCGGTCATACGCCTGCCGCTCGATCAGGTCGTTGTCGCTGTTGATCGCCTCCAGCAGGGCGTCCACGTCCCCGGCGGCCGTGCCATATTTGCCCGCCAGCAGGTTGAGCGCCGGCGCCAGCTTGGCCATCTGCTCGTTCTGCGCCTTGCTCTCCGCAAAACGCTTGTTGAACTGCTTGTCGAAACGCTTCTGAAACTCCGCCTTGTACTCCGGGTCCTGCATCAGCTGGTCGAATGTCGGTTTGGCTGGCTGGGCCGGTTTGGTCTCAGTCGCCCCTTCTTCGCCGGCGGCGTGATCACCGGCTGCGTCCTCCGCCTGGGCAGCGTCCTGCCGCCCGTACACCACATTCCTCAGATCCTCACGGCCCGTCGTTGTCGCTTTGGACGGCTTTCCCGTCTCCTGTCCCTGCGCCTGAGCTGCAGCGCCCGTTCCTTCCGCACCCGCTCCGCCGCCGTCGCCGTTACCGGCTCCGCCGCCTTCGCCAAAAAGTGTCAGGAACTTTTTGAATATCCCGCTCATAAAACCTCCGCCGTCTTTCCGGCTCGCCATTCATTCCGCCTTTCGGCTGATTTCAATATAGCAAAAGCCCCCGGAGGATTTCTCCCCGGGGGTTACTGTCAATATTCAGCCCTGACTTCTTCCGGATATTCCCTTCTCATGGCGTCCAGCCCGGTCCGGAACATGTCCATATGCCGCCGCATACCCTTCGTCCGCCAGATATACGCCCGCTTTGCATCCGCCCCTTCGGTGTGCTGTGCCAGCGCGCCCTCTTTTTGCGCCGTCTCCAAAAGCGCTACGTACAGCGCCGACACCCCGGCGCACACTTTTTCATCCTTCGCGTGCCCGATCACGGTGATCTGGTACTGCCCGCCCTCGATCACTATGTAAATCTTGATCATCAGTCTCCCTCCACGCTATTCGCGTTCAGCGCCCGCTCCCTGGGCTTGGAGATCCGCTTCCCGTTCTGCTTCGCCCCGCCCAGGGCGTCCGTCTTTGTCTCCTCATCCTGCTGCGGTTCCGCGCCCGGCGCCGCCGGCACGCCGCCCTCCGCCGCCTGCGCCTGCTGCTGTACGCCAAGCGCCGCCTGGAGCTGCTGGATCTGCATCGCCATTTGCATCATCATCTGGTACATGGTCCCATTCTGCCGGACCTTTTCCTCGATCTTATCCTTGCCTTCGAACGACATCATGTCCAGCACCATCAGCGCGCTGTCCGCGTTCTGCGGCGCGAACATGCCCATCCCGTAAAGTTCTTTCGCCAGCTCGTTCTGCGCCATGCGGGAATATGCCGTCTGTTTCGCGGCCTTGATTTTGATGTCAAATATCGGCAGCCGCTCGGCAAAGTCCACTCCCATCACGGCCGGCTGCGGCTGCGGTCCCAGCATCGTATTGTCAAACGGCACAAACTCCGTCTGTCCCGCCGCGCCCGTGATCCTGATCATGCGCGGTACGTCATAAAACTGGCGGAACAGCTCGATCATCATGTAGCATATGTCTTTAAAACGCCTGTACCCTGCCCGGATCAGGTCCCTGGATGGTTTCGCGGCCTGCTCCATCTGTGCCGCCAGCGCGGAATATGCGGTCACGCCCGTCTGCGCCCCGCCCTGGGACGCCGCCGTGCTGCCGGAGATTTCCCGCAGCTCCGTGATCTTGTTGTTCAGCACGTTCACGTACAGCGCGTTCAGTTCGCTCTTTGGATACGGCATGATCGAATCGCTGATGGCCCCGCTGCCATTGACGTGCACCAGCGGCTTCTCCGGGTCCAGCGCTTCCGCTTCGTTCACGCCGCCGGAATTGTTGATAAAGTGCTTTGCCCGGCTGTTGATCAGCGCGCTGTCCAGGATCGCGCTGTCCAGCCGGTCGATATAATCCTGCGCGTCCCGGCACAGGTCGACCTGGCTCATCCCCGCCGGCGACCCTTCCATGGGATAAAGGGGGTCCAAAATAAATGGATATTGCTGATGATCATAGTAGCCCCGTTCGGCATACCGCTCGTCGTCCTCGGACGCATACAGCACGATGTTCTCAACGAATTTGCACAGGTGCAGCACGCCGCTGCGCTTGTAGTACCAGTCGATCACCGCGCTTTTGTCCGCCGTGTTGTGCGTCGTCTCATAGGCATACTGGCTCGGCACAAACGTCGCGCTGCCCAGCTTATCCTTGACCAGGTCGCCGTACTCTTCCTCCAGCTGGTCGTTGCTCACCAGCGCCACGCAGAAAAAGTCCCTGCTTTTCTGGATGTCATCGACGGCCGGGTCCCAGAACACATTGAGAATGTCCACCCGGCTGACGGATACGTCCCCCAGCCCGTTGTTTTTCTCACTGTCCCACGTCACGCAGGTCACCGTCGTCCCTTTGACGATTTTGTCCCACCAGCCTTTGTCATAGATTTCCTCGTAATCGTTCATTTCCAGGACGCACGGCAGCACCTCGGACAGCAGTTTCGCCGTCTCCTCGTCGCTCTGTTCGCGCGGCAAAACATTCGGCTCCGGGTAGTTGTCCATGGCGTCCGAATGTTTTACCATGCAGGAATTGAACAGCCACCCGCTGTTGCTTTTGACGCCGTACTGCTTCCGGTCCCCTCGCTTTCCGTACCAGTTATGCATCCGGTAATAGCGTTCCGCCTCCATGACGCGCTGCTCCAACGTCGCTTTCCCGGACTTGTAAGTATTCAGCGTCTGCAGGGCCTCCGCCAGCCTTTCCTCCCACGTCTTTTTCCCCGCCGGCCTTCCCGCGCCGTCCACCTTCAGCCCCGGCGTCTGAATCACCCGGCTTTCTTCCCCGCTTCCCGCTTCCTCCGGCCTGGGTTCCGCCGCCGGCATCGCCGGCACGTCCCCGCCCATCGGCAGCATGATCGGCCCGCGCTGGTCCCTGCGTCTCATCAATTCGCTCACTGTCTCGCCCTCCTCAGTAGTTTATAAACCTGGTCCTGTCCGCGTCTTTCCTCAGATTCAGCGGGTCCGGATCCTCCCAGTATTTGATATCCTCCGGGTCCGCCTTCGGCGCGCTGATCATCCTGGTGCACAGCGCGTACCGGCTCTCATCGTAGATGTGGTCCTCTTGTTTTGTGTCGATATCCTCCACGTCGATCTCCGAATACACCAGCGCCGGGATCTGTCGGATGAAGTTCACACAGCTGCTGAACACGTACATCATCGGATACCCGTCCGAATTGAACGCCATCCGGTAATGCATCTGCATCTTGCCCTTGATGCGGGAGTTCATCGCCTTCTGGAAGTACACGCCTTCACGCGCCATGTTCGCAGCCGCCCCGTATCCGGTTTCTTTGTCCAGTCCGATGGCCGGGTCCGCCACGCCCGTGATTTCATGCCCGGCGATGTTCGGGTCTTCCGCCTCGATCCGCAGGATCTCCCGCGCTATTTTCTGGTCCGGCCATTCCACGCCCGTGTTGGGCGATCCCTGCACGCATCCGTACAGTTCCCGGATCCGGTACATCACGCCCGTCTCGTCCACGGCCCACCAGCCCACGGAAAACGGATGATGAAAGCCCCAGTCGAACGACCGGACGATCTGCCAGTGTTTCGGGATCTGGAACGGTTCGATCACGTGGGTCCATTGCCGGTCCTTGTAGTGCTCCGGCAGGTTCCGGAATTGGCGGAAACACTGGCCCGAAAAACTGTTCCAATCCCCGTAGAGCATAGCGTTCCGCTCCGCTTCCGGTAAAGACGCCAGCTGGGCCAGGTAGTTGGGGTCGTTGTCCAAAAGGTATTTGTTGTCAAACACCAGGCTCGGGACGAAGCAGGCGGTCTTGGTCAGCTGCTTCCGGCTGCCGTCCGGCATCTCGACCTCCAGCGTGTTCCGGAAGGTCTTCATCGGTTCCCCGCGTGTGACAAACCTGTCCTTGACCCACCCGTGACCGATGTTTCCTGGGTTTCCCGTCGCCCTCACGTAGCAGACCGTCCCCGGCCCGCTCGGACGGTTCCGTCCGCAGATATACGCGTACTGGTCCCAGGTGAAGTGCGTCAGCTCGTCAAACCCGATAAAGTCGTACTGCATGCCCTGGAAGTCGATCTTGTACGTCGTGTCGCGCACGTTCCTAAAGAGGATCTTCGCCCCGCTCGGGAACGTCCACTGGTGCATCGTTCCGTTGTACCTGGCCTTCGGATACGCCTGTGGATAATACAGCTGGCTTTTCTCAATCAGCTCCGTCAGGTTCTTGTACGTCTTCCGGAGGATCAGCCCTTTGTAGTTCGGGATGTGTACCTGCCTCAGCGCCTCGATCACGATGGCGTCGCTTTTGCCCCCGCCGGCCGCTCCCCCGAAAAATACCTCATCTTCCGCCCTGGCCATAAACGCCGCCTGCTTCGGCTGCGGCCTCCATACCACGCGCGACATTTAACTCCTCACTCCTAACTCCTCACTCCTCACTGTCATCCATCGCCTCCCGCTCGGTCAGGATGATCACGCCGCCCTCCCCGGCCTCGTCTCCGCCCGTCTCCGGCTTCAGCAGCTTGATGGCCGCGCTCACCTCCCGCATGGCCGCCGTCATGTTCTTCAGCGCCTTGGTGTCCACCTTCTTCACCCGGTACTCCGCCACGCCTTCCGCCGATACCGACACCCGCCCGAAAAGCGTGTCCTCATCGGTCACGTACTTGTTCAGCAGCCTGGCCGCCTTGTCCAGCGCGCTGCCCAGGTTCCCCAAAGTCCTGGCATCCCGCGCCTGCGCGCGCGCGATGGCCTTTTCCCTTACTTTTTCCTCATATTTTCCACGTTTCTCTGTAAATTTTCTTACTTTAGCCCTTTGCTCCATCGTGCTTCTCGGAATTTTATACTTCTCCGCCAGCTTTTCCATGGAGATCTTCCCGGTCACATATTCCTGCTCGATCTTGTCCCAGTCATACTTCACATAATCACCGCCCGCTTTGTTCTCCGGCCCGGCTCCGGCCATCCCAAAAATAACAAAAACCCCCCGGCTTTTTCTCCCCGGAGATTTTCTCCAATTTTTTTCGTTTGCCCTATTGACAATGCATCGCACAAGGTGTATAATAAGGACAACAAATCAAAGGAGGACGAAACAATGAAGGGTACCGAAAAGCAGATCCAGTGGGCAGAGGACATCAAGGCCAACGCCATCAGCAACCTGCGTAACAACATCGAGCGCATGAGCGCCGAACCCCGCTTCGAAGCGAACGTCAAGGCCCAGAAGCTGATGCTGGCCGTTCTGGACGTCCTTTTCTCCAGGATGGACGACGCCAGCAAGATCATCGACTTCCGCGAAAAATTCGCCCCGTCCCATCTGTTCCGCACCTGCGACCGCTGGGCGGAGCTCCTCGACACCGGCAGGGCCACCATCACTGAGATCGCAGCCCGCGAGGGCTTGAAAGACTACAAAGAGTGCTAAGGAGGATGACATCATGCAGCGCAAAGTATTCTGTTCTCACGGCGTCCTTGGCCACGAAAAGCGGAATTTTTACTCCGTCCACGCCCCGGCCAGCGACATCTACGACACGGTCGACATCACGATCCCCGACAGCATCGTCATCGGCGTCAACGATACCGACGACGTGATCCTGGACCTGGGCGGCGTCAGGTACCTGCTTTCCGAAGCCCTGACCAACGACGCATATGACAACCCCGTCCTGCGCTGGCACAACGGCCGGTCATACCAGACCATCAACTTGGGGGAGGATTGACAATGTCTGACATCATCAACATGGATTCTTTCGGTTCCTATCTCCCCGCCAACTGGGAAGAGATCGCGGATTTCCTTAACGCCCTCATCGACGAGCGCGGCATCGAAAACGACCAGGACGAGCTGGATCAGCTCTGGGAAGACTACTGCAACGGCGATATCCCCGGCGCCCCGGAAGCGAAGGAGTGACAGGATGGAATTGATCCCCCTCAAAGACTACGCCGACGCCCACGGCCTTGCCCCGGTCACGGTCCGGCAGAAGTGCCAGCGCGGCAACGTCCCCGGCGCCGTCAAGCTCGGCCGCGACTGGCTGATCCCCGCCGACGCCCCGTATGACGACAAGCGCGTCAGATCCGGCCAGTATAAAAACTGGCGCAAAAAGAGCTCCGCCGAATAGGCGGAGCCTCTTTTTATCCATCGCTCTGGTCCCATATCCCGATCAGCATCAGGGCATATGGGCATCGCACATAATCATAAGAGCAGCAGAATTTCTCAAAGTGCATTTTGCACGTCCGTTCCGTGTCGAACACATGCAGCAGCCGCGCCCCGCCGATCACGCACTCGCATCGCACGTAGTTTTTCTCGCTCTTCTCGTAAAATGGGCATACGGCATGGGCCGACCGGGTCAGATTCGGCATATCGCCCCTCCTCCCGTCCTGATCAGCCTGGCGAATATATACGCCCCGGCCAAAAAATCTGACCGTCTCACGGACAGATCCATCAGTTGCGTCCCCGGATACAGTTTCCGCATGATCCCGTCGCCCTGCAGCTCCGCGTCCTGGGCGATCCTGGCCGCCTGGCGCTTTGTCACTTTATGTACCGATTCCGTGATCTTCGGTTCTTTCAGGTTCCGCGAACACATCCAGCGCTTCGCGTCCTTCGCTCGCTGTTCCGCGCCCGCGTTTTTCAGCAGATATTTGCACAGGCCCATCAGCCCGTTGTTCTTGAGCCGGAGCCGGTCGCAGTTCGCCTGCCCCTTGCCCCAGATCGTCTCATATTCCTCGCGGGACAGCCCGCCGTCGATCAGGAAATGATGATGCGCCCGGCCGTTCCGGTTCCCTGCCTCCACCACCGCCATGTACCTGGCCCTGGGCAATCCCTTTTTCTTCCTCGCCCGGTTCACCCGCGCCAGGAAATTCCGGCAGTCCCGCAGCGCCTGGTCCATCGTCGGCGCCGTCCCGTCATAAGTCAGCGTGAGGAAATAGTCGCCGCTTCCAAAGTTCGCTTCCGCCTTCCTGCGGAAACGGTCCTCCGCCCGCCTGTCGTTCAGCGCCTGCTGGGCCTTGCTGCTCCGGATCCGCTCCTTCATCCGCCCCGCGTCCGGATACGCCCGGCTGTAGATCGGGTACGCCTCCACCTCCGTCACGTCCCCGCACCGGATCGTCCTGGTCTTGTAGCACAGCACGCGGTTGTGCCGCAGAAGTTCTTCTGTCGCTCCGTGTCCGCTCTCGATCTCAAACATCTCTTCCAGATCCGTCTTCACTCCCGCAGCACCTCCTCTTCTGAGACTTTGCTCCAGGGGAGACGAAGGGCAAGCCCTTCTTCCCCCCGGCGCTGGCCGCCCTCCTTCATCCCGACGAGCCTAAACTTAATACCCAATACAAGCCCCGAAAAGCGGCGATGCCGCTTTATTGTTCTTCCTATAAAAATGCCATAAACAGAATCGAGGTTTGCCGCAGAGTGACCACAATCTGGCGGTATAGCCCGTAGGCCGTCCTTCCTGGCTGGCTATGGAGTATTCAGTTTATGGGCTTCAGCAAACACATTGCCATGATCATCTACTCCAATGGAGCGGGCGGCCAGAGTCGCACTGGCCAGGCTGCCGGCACATCCTATACAGTCCATAAGGCCCCGATAAGGGTACCTCCTTCCTATATATAGATTTAATATCAGCCCGATTCTCTCCCCCGCATAAAAGCCGGATGCGGCATCTCTGTACACGTTTAATCCGGCTTTATTGTTCCAT